TGGATTACTAGAACAAAAAAGATATGAAGTAGGGAGCTTTAGAGAGTTTATTGAAAACATATGGGCTCTTTCGTATGATAACCCAGAGTATTTCAAAGCTTGGCATGTAAGTCTACTTGCTGAAGATATTGAAGAATGTTTAGAAACTGGCTTAAATTATGTAGGTATTCTCCCTCGTGGACATTTTAAATCTACAATTTTAGGGCATGCATTTAGTGTTTGGAGATTGCTGAAGGCTCCTAGAGATATGTCCATACTTTATCTTTCTTATAGTGATGGTATGGCTAAATACCATATTGCAGAGATAAATAAGATTGTCGCAAGAAATCCAATTATCCCAGAGTTACTTATAAACAGAAACCCAAAAGCTGATTTTTCGGCTAGATTTTATAAAAACAATAAACCTATGGAAATCATGCATGGTGGATTGTTTTCTTTCAAACGAGGTATGCACGTGAATGGGGCACTAATTGCTGATGACGTTTTGAGAGACCCTGAGAACCCATTGAATATGGGACAGATAACTAAAGTAGAAGACCACTTTATGACAGAGTCTATGTTCATTCCTCTAAAGGAAGCCCCAGTAATAGTTGTTGGGACACCAATGATGCCAAACGATATACTGGCTAAGTTACAAGATGATGAACGATTCAAAGCTAGAGTACTACCCGCACTAGACCCAGTGCCGGGAAGAAGAGTTTTAGCTCCAGAGATAATGAGTGAGAAGTACCTGTTAGCACAGCAAAAAGCTAGACCTAAATCTTTTGCTTCAGAGTTTATGTTGATTCCACATTTTGCTACAGAGTCTTATTTTGATGTTGAAGACATTGAAAAGTGTGAAGACGATACTTTAAGGTCTCTTCCAGCAACCAAAAAATATACAGACTTGAAACCCGATGATTATATATTTGGTGGGTTTGATGTAGGAAAGAAAAAACACCCATCTCATTTAGTTTTGTTTAGAAAACGAGGTGATGATATAAAACAAATTCACCACTCTTTCTTAGATGGTTGGAGTTATTCAGACCAGATAGAATATTTAAATGAAGTAGCCGATAATTTTAATTTAACTTCAGGTTATGTTGATAACACTAGAGGGGAATTAGAAGACCGTGGTTTAGACGCTAGATGGATGCCTATGCATTTTTCACAAAAAACTAAAAATACTATGGCTTCTGTCTTTGAAAATTTTGTTCATTCTGGTATATTAAAACTAATCAAAGACGAAAGACAGAGACAACAGATTCTGTCTGTAAGCAACGAATTGAAAGCTCCTGATACTCCAATGGGTCATGGGGATGCTTTTTTCTCAATTGCAATGGCTTTACAGGCAGCACATGATACAGCGTATAAGTTTGTAGATTTAGGAAATGCTTCGGATTGGTTTAACGCTTTGAGTCCCGGGGAGAGCCCGGAGAGTCGTAGGCAAATGGATAATGAACGGAAGGGTGCAGACCCAGAAATTAACTCTTTGCAAATGATACCAGTTAATCCGAGTGAGAGGGCTACTTCTGCACCAAACCCGCAATGTGGTGACCCTGTTTGTAACCCTTCTTTTTGGGTTCCAGAAAGAGGTCTTTGTCTATATTGCAATCATAGACAACAATAGAATAACTTAATAGGAGAATTTTTAAATGATATCAAAGAATAAAATAGAAACACGCACAGAAAGTAAAAGTATAATCACAGACCAAGCAGAAGTTATTCTTAGTCATAGGTATTATTTAAAAGACACTAACGGAGATATTATAGAAGATTCTTCAGAGCTATTCTCTAGAGTTGCTGCTGCGGTAGCTAAAGTAGATACAGACTATGGCAAATTGCCTGTGGATGCTCAACTAACAGAAAAAGATTTTTATACCATAATGTCTAATTTAGAGTTTATTCCTAACTCCCCAACACTAATGAATGCGGGAACAGAACAAGGAACTCTTTCAGCATGTTTCGTACTACCTTTAGAAGATAGCATGGAAGGTATAATGAAGGCTGCAACTGACAGTGCTATGGTTCAAAAATTTGGTGGCGGGACAGGTTTTGCGTTGTCTAACCTGAGACCTAAAGGAGATAAAATACAATCTACTCATGGGATTGCTTGTGGTCCTATAGAAGTACTAAAGACACTATCAAGGGTGTCATCTATGATTACACAGGGCGGAAAGAGAGATGGTGCTAATATGGCAGTAATGTCTATATACCATCCTGATATTTTAGATTTTATTGACTGCAAAAAAGTTGAGGGGGATATTCATAACTTTAACATATCTGTTGGAGTGGATTCTAACTTTATGCAAGCAGTCGAAAACAATATGGATTACAATTTAATTAATCCAAAAAATAATAAGGTTGACGGAACACTTAATGCTAGAGCAGTATTTAATAAAATTGTAGAAGGGGCTTGGAGAAACGGTGAACCCGGCATGATATTCCTAGACCAAGTAAACAAAGACAACCATGTCCAAAAAGAATATGGTGAAATGATTGCTACAAACCCTTGTGGTGAACAACCCTTATTAGGAAATGAGTCTTGTAACTTAGGTTCTATAAACCTAGCAAAATTTTACCAAAGGTCAGATGGACCTACTCATGGTTGGGAAGAAAAAATAGATTGGGCTCGGTTAGAGTGGGTAACTAGAAAGTCTGTCCACTTTTTAGATAATGTTATTGATGCTAACAAATATGCAACTTCAGATATAGAAAAAATGACAAAAGCAACTAGAAAAATTGGGCTAGGGATTATGGGGTTTGCTGATTTACTAATACAAATGCAAGTACCTTATGGCTCAAAACTTGCTAGAGAAGCCGGAAGCAGACTAATGACATCTGTTAGAGAATGGGCGGATGATGAATCTAAAGAATTGGCTAAGTCTAGAGGAACTTTCCCAGCATGGGAAAAAAGTACATACAATGTTCCTTTCAATGATGAAGCAACTCAAAAATTTAGAAATCACTGTAGGCTAACAGTTGCTCCTACAGGAACAATATCAATGATAGCTGATACATCTAGTGGGATTGAACCTACTTTTGCATTGGCTTGGAAAAAACAAAATATATTAGAAGGAAAAACTTTAAATTACGTAAACAAGTATTTTGAAGAAGACGCTAGGAAGCACGGTTTTTATTCAGAAGATTTAATGGACTACTTAGCGGATGGCGGAACACTAGCCACTGTACCGGAAGTTCCAGATTGGGCTAAGGCAGTATATGCCACAGCACCGGAAATATCTCCAAAAGACCATGTTCTTATGCAAGCATCTTTTCAAAAAGCTTGTGATTCAGGTATCTCTAAAACAATTAATTTCCCAAACTCAGCTACTCGAGAAGACGTAGAAGACGCTTATATGTTAGCATGGAAAGAGGCATGTAAGGGAATTACCGTCTATAGAGCAGGGAGCCGGGAGAAAGAAGTCCTTGTAAAAGGTAACGCAGACAAATCAGAGCAACCAACATTGACTGGTTTTGAAATAGAGGAAGAAGCTATAAATAAAACAACTGATATAAAATGTTGTACTACACCTAATGTAGTGTTTGCGGATGGCTGTGAGACTTGTAAGTCTTGCGGATGGAGTGCCTGTTTAATTTCATAGGGGGTTAAATTGGATAACGAAGAACGAAAAAAATTTGATAATACATACTATAATCATCAGGAAGAGATGAAGGGTATCGCAGATATTTTAGATAGTCAAGAAGACTTGAAATCTAAGATATTACTTTTAACAGAAAAAATTGACAAATTGACTATTTTGTACACAGATTTAGCAGAAAAATATGTACACGAAAACAATCAACTTCGTCAAGAATTGACTGGTAGAAGATAAATTAGAAAAATAGAGTATAATATAAGTAGAGAAGTATTAGGAGAAGTTAATGGTAATAGGAAATATGCTTTCTGATTCCGGTCAGCAATATGTAGCTGCTAAAGATGACACTGGAACTTGGAGAATATTAAACACTTGGCATGAAGATTTAAAAACTATGAATGCTGATGAAGATATCTCTGACGATAGTTCAGCGGTTGTTGTATTATCAGAGGGGCAATTTATTGCTCTAATAAAAGAAGCGGCTAGTCAAGGTGTGTTGGAGAATATAAACATATCAACTGACGTGGATACTGCTGAATTAGAGTATGAAATTGAGACTAAAAATAAAGAGATAGAAGATTTAAAAGACCAGTTAAGTAAACTAAAAGAAGAGAAAACCAAGATTGAAAAGGTTGCTTCTCATTCTGAAGAGTTTGAATTAAAAGACAAAGCGATGGACAACATACTAAAATTAGTGTCTATGCAAGATATTACTAAACTAAGCAGGGATTAATAATGAAATTATCTGAATATCTACCACAAGTTCCTCAGATGCAGCAACAAATGGCTGATTTGAACAAACAAATTAGTTTATTAGATGTTATGAAATCTACCGGGGATACTGGTAGTGCTCCTACTGTTGGACTGGACCAAATTGTAAATACATGGGTACGTCATCAAATGGCGTATCGTCAACAGTTAGTTCAAGATTTACAAACGGTTGTTATGTCTGTAGAAGAAATTCGTGGACCTTTATCCCATATTACAGGAGAAGTATTTAGGCGGGGTATAGAAATAATACCTAATAAAGAAAATTCTGATAAAGAGCAAATTACTAAATTAAAAACTTGGTTATCCGACTGTAATGTTTTTGACCAGAGTTTAGAAGAGGTACTAAGACAGTTCCACATGGATTTAAATTCTTTAGACGATGCATTTTTGTACTTAGCTAAAGAATATAAAGATGAAGGAAATGGTAATGTTTCTTCTCGATTACAGGAAATTAGAAGATTAAATCCAGCTCTTGTAGAGTTTGATTTAGACCAAGCCGGGCTACCTAAAAATGCCCATTTTATATGTACTATTCATAGACAGCTCACACAAGAAACTCCGGGGACTTGTGAAGATGAGAATTGTAATGTGAAGTTGGTTCCTGCGATGTATAAATACTACCACAGAAATCAACATATGTATTTTACAGATACTGAAATTATTCATTTATCTAAATTTTCTCCATCTG